GTAATTCCCCCTATGGAATTACTACCACAGAATTACCCCTCGTACACGGGGTAAGTATTGTCAGGCAGGGTTCTTGCAGAGGATGGCGAAGTGCCAGTGCCAGTGGCCGACTACAGGCCAGTTGATGCCGTCGTGCTTCCAGCCCTTCATGAGCGGATCCTTTGGAATCATGTCAAATGCGTCCTTCAGGTCGGTGAAACCGGTGGACTTAAGGACTTTCTCCACCCGCTCATGGTGGCAGTTCCAGTGGTGATGGGCGCCGTCCCACCACTCAAGATCCGGTACGTGCGTGTCCTGAACGTCAAGGTGCTCCATTACGGACTGCACCATCCACCATGGTTCCATGCCCTTTGACCAGCGCTGGATCGTCCGATACACGTCTGGACCGCACACGAGAACAGGTGCTCCGGGCTTTGTGATCCGCTGCATGTCCTTCAGGAATGCCGGTACCTGTGCCCACGGAATGTGCTCCAACACGTGCCCAAGAAATACCGCATCAAAGTGGTCGTCTGGGAACGGATACGGCTCCCCCGGCTTTACCTGTACATCCGGTGTCGTCGTGTCTGTTACCCATGTATCCGTGTTTACCCAGCCTTTTGCATAGTGGGTTCCACAGCCTGCGTTGAGATAGTTGCTCATAGTGTTCTCCATAGTAGGTGGGCTTTACTCTGATATAGGGGAGATCTAAGCCGCTTTCGTAATTCGTGGAGGGAAGAAACGCGCGTTTGCTTTTCGTCCCTGCCTTTTACTGTTTCCGCTTGGATTTATCCGAACCTTCGTAGTGTTGGACCATGTAGTGGAACGGTTGTCCGGTATACGGATCAAACTTGGCTGCGGTGGTAAGACCTGTGGCCGCTATCCGCTTGGCTGTCGCGAGGGCCATCTTCCCCTTGGGATACTGCGTGAACATGGCCCCTAATGCGTACTGGGCACCCGTACCTATGGCAAACAGCGCCGTGGAGTCCGATATCCATGAATAGTCGCCATCTATGACGTAGAGGGATCCGTTTACGGCAGTAAGGATCGTGGAGGAATGCTCGGCCATGTGCGACTTCTCCTCATTGTCCGGCCTTGCGTACCCGTGCGTTTCAAAGCATTCCCGTAAAGACGGAATAAATTTAGCCGTAATGAACTGATCTAGTTTCTTTCCCTTGAGAGTTGGCGCCGGATTGGGGGGATTGAACGCGTGCTGGAGGATGTTTATGGCACGCAAGTCACCAGCGGCTCCCAGTATGTAACGGCCGTTGGTGCTTAATTTGCTATTTGATTCTTTTAGACTGACAATTTGGGTGATGATTCCACTGTCTGGCTCAACATCCGAGATCCGAGAATCAGCGGCTGCTATACAGAAGCCGTCGCCCTGAATCCCGATGATGGTTGTCATTCATCATCGTCAGGAAACAACGAGTCAAGCGAGTCGCCAAGTATATCTAAGGAATCCGAATCTCCGCCTTCGATAGCGTTAACCGCATCCTTACCCCTATCTGTAACCGCGTACAGCCATTCTCCATCATCATTAATCCCGACGACCTCCACAAGACCCATTTCACGAAGGTTATTCAGTTCGTGAAGGATTGCGGCCTTCACATACTCCTCGTTGGGTCCAACTCCGTCAATCACTCGTATATTCCTTTCCTCTTAGGAATCCACGACCTGCGTAGATCCACATCGGCTCATAATTAAACCACTCTTCACCTACGCCCGGTGGCTGGTATTGGACAATTGCCAGTCCCTGCTGCCAGTTTTCGGCTCCCATCAGCATAGGCCGACCAAACTCATCTTGTCCAGATTTGGTCGAAGGAACCGCGCCGTCAATTCGGCACAAACAGCCAGGACTTGCCGCCATGACCGTCCGTGGACCGAATTTAGATAGCCGCGTCCGGTAGGCGTACTCCGACCGATGGATATGGCCGTAAATAACCGACACATGGGCGTCGTTCAGATACTTGGTGGTCGTGGAGCCATTGGACGTGACCTTGTGCCCGTGAATGATCATCAGGTTCTTATTGAGGCTTACGTACGACTCTGGGTATCCCGGCACGTATTCCACGCCATATTCGTCCATCCGGCAGAGATACGGCACGGACAGGACCGGCCATTTCTCGCGGAGGGCGTCATTGAGGCGGCCTCTCGTGATACCGAAGGCCGCTTCGGCGTTGGTCTGTATATACCGAGCCATGCGGGCTTCGTGGTTGCCAGCGATCCAGTGGATTTCCGCGTGCGGCGCGGCATCTCGCAACTGGGCACAGAGCATCGTGGCGCGATCAATAGCCGCCTGCACGAGCATCTTGAACGGCGCGGACGTCAGATACTTGCCAAACTCGGCAAAATCCAAGTTGTCACCGAGCATGACGATCTTGTCAGGCTGGATATCGCGGATTACCTCTAGTGCAACGTCAATTGCCGTCTCGTCGTGGATGGGCTCAAGTTCAACGCCATCCAGTGATTTGTTATAGAAACCGATCTGTATATCAGGCAGGATAACTGCCTCTTTATAGTCCGGTCTCTTGACAACTTTTGTCTTTGACTTTTGTAGTTGTACCGCTGGCCCTTGTTCTACAAGGGGCCACTGGGGACCCTGTTCCCAAGCAGGACTGAACTGGATTGCCTGCAAATCATGGATTTCGGTGTCGCCATTCTCGTTCTTGGTGACGGTCTGATACACCGACACTTTGCCGATCTGGCCAACATCGTCCATACTGATGCCCTTTCGGGCGAGCATGGCGGCGATATCGTTCAGGAGGCGCTTGCTAGCGGCCTCATTCTGGTGCTCGTCGTTGGCTTTCTGGAGCTTGTCCTTCAGGTTGCTCTTGCTATCTTTATTTTGCTGTTTCATGTGACCCATCCGCTTTCTTTGACATGCAGCACGAGGCTGGCGGGTTTTCAGTCCGGAAACAGTCGTTCCGCTTGGTGCGGAGTGTTTCGCGGCTGATCTTGAACCCTTCCCCTTGGAGGATCTTGACTACGTTCACCGTGGCGATGTCGCTGGCGAGGACCTGCTTGAGCAACTCAGCCGTTTCCGAGTCCGTGGAGGAGAGGATCGCTCCGACCCGACAACTCTCATTTTCGTTATCTTCAATCAATTGCTTGAGCGCATCCTTGAGCATTGTTTTGACCTGCTATTCTCTGGGTGTGTTTCGGTGGCCTGCAATTTGCATTGCTATTGCTCTGACTTGGCGACGCAATGCTACACCATGTAACTACATGGGTGTGGTCTAGTCATGAAGCAAAATAAGTCAGAGACCATTAAAAATGCACTCGCCCAAGCGATGGCGTCTGCTGGATTGTCGGAAGACAATGCCGCCGCAGTCGAAAAGGTGCTGGAGACGCTAGATCAGCAGAAGTTGTTCCGTTACCACAGGGATGACGAAGTCAGTCTTCTCTCAACTGCCGGCAGGGTGCTTGTCGCTCTCATTGAAGACCAGACGCTTACAGTGCGCGCAATGGCTATTTACTTGGATTTGAGCGAGACCATGATTGAGAAAACGGTTAAGCAATTGAGCGCTGCGGGCATGATTACAAAGACAAAAGTCAACCGACAAAATGTCTACCGTTTGAATAAAGATCTGATTCAAAAACATTCTGATATACATCACTTTTTGGCGGCTATCAGTGGTTTCTTGGCCGAGAAATCTGAACCGGACGTTGGAGAAGTGCCTCCGTTCTAATATCATTCCCCCTATGGGCATCAAAGGTCATTCCGACATCGCTTACTCGTCAAACCGTCACCTTGCGCTTTGCTACGCCAAAATGATGAAGAGGCCTGTTACGCCAGAGGAAATTGCCAACTGTTTCCTGTCAAGGTTCAATGACAAGAAGCAGAACCGAACCTCGCTAGCCAGGAACGTGATCAAGAAGAATGCCGAGCATGGGTATATGAAGAAAGTAGATGAGGACGCGTGGCAGATTACTGAAACTGGCGTCCAGAAGGTCTATGCCGTTGCCCAGAATCACAAGTTAACCAGAAACAGGGTCGTGGGACAGGACTTCATGAAGAGGGCCGAGAGGCAACTCGCAGAGTGCGCCAAGAGTCCAATGCAGATAAATCTAAATGAAGTTGACCGAGAAGACCAGATACTTGAGCAGATCTACATGCGTTACATCAAGATCGTCTCAGAAAGGACGCAGCGCCGTCTGACCAAGCGAAGCGAGCAGCAAGAGCGCGAGGCAAAAGAAGCCAAGAAAATGGCAAAAGCCACCCGCAAGCGTTAGGTGTACCTAACTCTCAGGAGTTGGCGGTCAACCAAGCCTGAAAAATCTCGTCCTTGACGGGCATGAACCAAAGTTGCGATGATTCATAGTCCGTTTTGTCGCCGATGAGCGTCCAGCAGATCTTCATCTCGGCTTCAGCCATACAGACGCCGCCGTTACAGTCCATTCCATAGCGCTCAATGAACCACTGGACGACGCATTCGCCGGAAGCATTTGTGCACTCCCCGCCGGTTTCAGGAACCGGGCATAGAACATCAAGGATTTCCAGTTCTGAGCGGTTGATCCGAAGAATCAACGTGTGATTGTCGTTATGCCACATCTGCTCAACGACATTGATTTGTTTGGACATTGGATAAATTCCAAATTTCTGGTACGTGCTTGCCTGGGGACAACTCAATGATACTCCACGAAAAATGCGGAAAATGTCTATAGGTAATTAGAAATAAATGATAAAACGTCAATGAGTTATTGCGTAAAAATGCTATAGGTCAATGGGATATCGTCAAAAAACAGCAAAATTATCTCATCATCCTATTGATTTTGTATATCAAAAGCATAAGTGGTACATTTTGAATGTATATCAATTTTGACTGCAAAACAGCCGATTTGTAGATACAAATTGGATATACAACGTATAGCAAGAGTGTTTGGTGTATATACCGAAATTTGTATAGCAAAAAACGTTAATTGACGAAGATTCCGACCCTGTCTTCTTCGTCCGTATCCGGAATATACCTAAATCCATAGGGCGTAACAGTGGATTCACCCGGCCAGACGGGGATCATCTCGGTATTGCCATGGGAAAAATCGGGATTGTGGCGCAGGTGAACCTCAATGAGTTTTCCGCCAATGAACTCGCAATTAATGAACCGGTAGCGACGCGATATGTCAACAAGAAAATCCGGTAATGGAATGGTGTTGGGAATCTTTACCCAGTAGGAAAACCGCTGGAGCGGACGCTCTTTGTCGTGTGTGCCTGAAACGGTTAGCACAGGTTCGCCATCGGTGTAGTCAACACTCAGATGTGGGCCTATAAAGATTTCAGACCAGAAAAAACCATGTGGCAAATCCATGGTCTCATATTCTAAAAACTGAATATGGGCCCCTTGTCCCATTCCCTCAAAATTGGAAATAGGACGGACGATGTACTTATCCGGTCGCGGAACCCGAGCCCCCCGTGGCCCACAGGAATATCCACAAATACGAGACAAGATGAGTTTGTCAAATACCCAAAGATCGCTTGGGTCTGTCGCAAACCAAGCCTCGTAGTCGTTTTTGTACGGCACTTTTGGCGCCATGACGACTACCCCTTTTTCTGTGTCCTTATTGGTCCACCGGTTACCCAAGCACGACAGGTGCGCTTTGACGCGCACTTGAAGTCAAATGCCTCGCAGTAGCCAAGTTCTCCGGCGGCGTCAATCGCGTCCCATTCGTCATTATCCTCCGTGAGTCCGCCCTTGATGCAAGACTTCATTTCTGGGGTGACAATGAAAAGCGAGCAGTTTCCACACAACTGTTTCTTGGACTCTGCTGGCGTCACGTCCCACTCGGCGGCGAGTTTCTTCCAGTAGTCCTCATTTGGCTCGGATGGGTTCAGTGGCCCATACATAGCCGTGGAGATTGCCTTGCCACGGTTACGAAGATTTACGGCTATATCAGTGGTCGCCGATGGACACCCCTTGTCCGCCTTGGTTTCAAATCTGAAACCTACAACTGGACCCCTGTAGGTCCCCCATGTCTCATTGGTCTCCATCCGGGATGCCGTCTCCGTTTTTGTCCTCCGGATTCCTGCCAGTCGAAATCATCAACCCTGCAAGCGTTCCGGTTATGAATGTTGCAACACTTGACAGAACTCCAAAGAACATCTTGTCATTTTCTGCCTGCGCGCCTATTGGCTGCGTAACAAATACTAGAGCATAAAGAATGAAGACGGTGGTAATTAATAGCACGCCACCAAGTATGCACCCGATGACGAATTTAAGTCTGGCATCTAGTTCCTGTGGGGTCAGTCGCTTGTTCATGGCACCGTCGTCTCCGTAGTTGGTTCAGTTGTGGTTGTTGCTGAATCTGGGTCAAAACCCAAGAGCATGTCCGTGCAGGTTCCGTCTACAAGACAAACTGGTGGCTTGCACTCAGCATTTCCCCAGTTTTCAGGGTCTTGGCATGGATAGCGGTAACCACCGTCATATCCACACGACAGCAAGAAGACAGTAGACGCAAGGAGTAGGCGCCTCATTTCAGGCGTCGCCACCCTTCTTCTTGGTCTTTGCATCGACTTCCTTGAAGACTTCGTTGATCTCTGTAGTCGTCAGTTTGCCGTCAGCGAGAAATGCCCGAGCAAGACCCTCCACAACCGTGGCCACACCGCCAATGCCTGCCATAAAAACCGCCTGACCGAGACTGACTCCAGCGATTGCGCCAGCGCCAATCACGCTCATCCCAGATACGGCAAATGTCGCAAGAATCCGAAGAAGAGTGTTCTTGAGAATGCTTGCGTTTTCTGGCTTCATTAGGACTGTCATTTTTCCTACCTCTCATGCGCATGATCAAACATCCGGATCGCATGGTCCCTGATGTGCGTGTCTAGTTTTTCTTCTACTATCTTTATGTCACTATCAAGGTCAGAAATATCCTCTTTGATCTCACCAAGAAGCGTCATGACACGGCCGTGTTCATTGCGCTCGTGCCTGCGGTTGCGCTGAATCAACACAACGACAATTGAGCCGACAAGGCCGATGAGAGCGACGATGATCTGTTCCATGGAAGGTCGCCAAAACCTAGAGACCGATGCCAAGCAGTTCTCTAACCTTTGCCCCGACTTTTGGACCCGCCGGAAGGTTGTTGGCCTTTTTAAAGGCAACTACGGCATCTGCGGTCTTTGGACCGAAGTTCCCATCAAATGCGCCCTTATAGAAACCGCGCTCGGCGAGTTCCTCTTGGAGTTTTGTAACGCGAGGACCGGTGTCACCGGGGTCAAGGTCGCCACCATCATCTCCACCAGTACCAGCGCCAGTGGCGGGTACGGAAGCAGGAGACGCACCCGCCACTGGCTTCTGGATGCCGTGCTTATCCATATAGGCAGCAACGGCCGGTGGTGGCGTGTCCCCATCGCAGTAACGGAGGTGCCATGGTTCCTCTGGCACCACCTCCCACGAGAAACCAAAATTCTTGACGTTGTCAATAAGCCACTTCAAGCGCTTAGGGTCTCCGGCATTTGCGACGTCAACCGCGAGGCCACTGTTGTGTTGTGACGTTCCTGGAGCAGCGAGTGATGCCAGTTTTGGAGACTTTTTATACCACTTCTTGCCTTCAAATGTGCGGGTCGCGTTCCCGTTTGGCTCAGTGGTATAACGCTGCTTGAAGGCAGCCAATTGGGACTCATAGGTACGGTATGTATCGGCAGACGATGTTGGCTTAAGTTCAATCCCATCCGCCTTGGCTTTTTCGACCATTGCGCCCCATGCGGCAGCGGCAATCCAATGGAGTTTCCCACCGCCAACGGCTGGGCGGAGCAAATGCTCTGGCAGTTTTCCGGGCGCGACACCCTTTAGGTCCGCTGGCTGCTTGACCGGCTTGATGTAGTTCCACGCAACTTTGGCGCTCATAATGCCTCCATCTGGCAAATTTCTACTAATGATACAACAAAAGTAAAAACACTAAATCTAATATCAGCAGCCAAATTGCGATAACGGAAAAATCTATGTAGGGTCAAGGCATGTTTGATCCAATCAAAGAACTATTTGGCGTGTTTATTTCACTGGCATCGTTGCCGGTGAAGTTTGTTTCATTTGCTTATTCAATGACTGAGATATTCGTGATCATGTGGTGGCGCGTATCTCTCCTAACCAAATTTCTCATGATCACTGTGCCGTTTCAGTTGACATACTTTCTTTACTGGTCAACTGGCCAGCAGTACTGGGAAAAGAAGAATGAAGACCAATACAAGGACTACATCCTGAATCGGCACAATGCCCATCGCTGGGCAAAATGGTTCGGCAATTTAGTGATGAAATCCGTTGTTATTCCTGCGTGGGTCATCGCTCACGAGGCAAATCACAAGTTCATGGAACTTGAAGAAACTAGACGTTCCCGCCGCTAATCGGAAAATACCAGCCGTCCTTGTGTTTCTTTGCTGTCGGCATGTCGTGCCGATGGTTTATTCCTGAATAGTGAGCGATGAGCGACCGCCTTGGCATTCCGGGCACATTGGGAATTGAGCCGCGATGAACGAGTCGCCCATGCCAGAACAGTACGTCGCCGCGATCCGGCAGGTACGTCAATACCTCGGTGTTTCGTCTTTCAATCTGATCGGTGAAAATTGGCGTGAGGATTTCCTCGCTGTAACGAGGCCACCGGTGGTCCCTCTTCTCTGGTGGGAGAGCCGCGAGGATCTTTTCCTGCGTTACGACCGGCCATCGGTGCGAACCAGGGACGATCTGGAACGGCCCAGAATCAGGATGGATTGTCTCAAGGGCGATCCAAATTGCCACGTAATAGTCGCCAACATGCGGTGGATTTAGATAGGTATCTTGGTGCCAGTTTCTCGTGGTTGTCACCCAGCCAGTCAGATTCAGGTGAACTGCTGCCGGTTCGCCAATCAGTTGCTCCATCGTCTCGCTGATTTCCTTGTAGAGCAAGATGTCCATTACTTCTTCGTGGCGGCGATAGGGAGTGCAATCCGGCCAGCCGCCCGGTCGCGTCATCACGAATTCGCCATTTTCATATGAGCCATTGTTCTGCATCCAGCACGCTTCGTAATTGATCATTAGTTCTTCTGGTATGAGACCCTTCTTGATAACAAAACCATTTTCGTTCCAGTCGGCAGGGCCGGGTGCTGGCGCTGGGATGCTCAGACTCTCGTACCGTGCATTTAGTTCGTCTGATGTTGACATGATCTCTCCAATCACAATCCATTTTATTTGATTTTGTCTCAATAAATTAGACAGCATCTATTTACAGTTAGCGCCTAATGTTGTCCTTGATGAATCTCAGCGTCGCGTTCCAGTCGTCCCCCCTAGCGGCCATGGAGAACTGTTGAAGATTGTCGTAGCTCTTGTTTGCATCGGCGACCCTCGTGTTCCACATCATTAGTTCTTCAAGATGCCCGAGCCATTCGTCTTTATCGCGTGCCATTCTGCCAACACCATGATCAACGAGATATTCGTACTCTGGCGAATATGAGGTAATAAACGGCACGCCAGCCGCTGCGTACTCAAGTCCTTTGATGAACGACTTGGCATGATTGAAGGGTATGTCATTCAGTGGGACTAAGCCGATGTCCATGGGGCTGAACAGTGCCGGATACTGAAGAATAGGAACCATCTGTGAGATCCTGGCAAATTTTTCTGGAACACCGATTAGATCGCATGCCTTCGGTGCGTCATTATTGTGGCCCGAATGATGGAACGTAAGATTGTTATCTTGAATGAACTTACCGAACCACGGAGTAAGTTGTTCAAGGTCATTTGAACGCCAGTGCGTTGCACCGACCCAGCCAACACGAATTCGTTTTTTACCAGCAAACGATGAACGAAACTGATTTTTCTTCCAGCGCTGGATATCAATCCCATTTCGCACCATGAATACGTTGTCGCGTAACTTGCCATAGTAGTCAAACAAGAAGGGAGTAGATGTTATGACTGCATCGGCGGCAAGAATGATCTGTGCGTAGATCTCTCGGTTTGAGTTTGGATTTTCTTTCGGGTCCGTTGCCTTGAATGCCCTATTTGCAGGTGATAGGCCATCAAACCAGTCGTCAACATCGACAATGATTGTCTGGCCGAGGCTCTGTGCAATCGGTATCGCCTCTAGGACTTCTCTCTGCATCAACAACTTGAAGACGATTAGATCCCAGCCATGAACGGCTTTTCCGCCATCAACAAGCATGCCGAATCCACGATTGCTGCTAAAACCGGGAAAGCCAACAGTCGATACCCAACCACGTTTATTGAGTTCATCAGATGGAAGTTTGCACCGATACCAAGCGCATCCATTTGGCTGGAGCGGATCAGTTCCCCACGACCAATCGTGCGTGAGGAACGCAACTGTTGGTTTTGAGGGTTTGCGCATTTCAGAATCCTACACAATACTTATTTCACGAATAAATGATTTGCTCTAAAAATGGTTGTGGTAATATTTGAGCACGACGTGCTGTACGTCGCAACGATAACAAAGGAAACGACATGAACAAGGCATTCATCAAGGACACAGTTGAGCGTGCAGTTCGTACCTTCTTCCAGGGCTACCTAGGTTCGTGGATCGCGACTGGTGCGGACTTTGACGGCCTCGTTGACACAGGCAACCTGAAGGTTGGTGTGGTCGCGGTTGCCGCATCAATTGCGATGGCCATGGGCCTCAAGAAGGTCGGTCCAAACAAGGATTCCGGCTCGGTTCTTTAGTTTTATTGCCTCCTAGGCAATACTCCTAAACTACAATCTTTCTAACAAAAGTTAGGAGATTATTGCCATGAGGGCCGGCAGTCACAACTTTATTTGCGAGCAGGGTTCGACTTTCAAGCGAACTGTTGAAATTGAGCAGCCCGACCTTGAGACGGACCCTACTGGCAATACCTTTATCCCATTTGACCTGACTGGCTTTACTGCCCGCATGCAGGTACGGAGAACTATTGACTCAGCCAACTTCCTATTGGAATTGACGACAGAAAACGGCTGTTTGGAAATTAATCCCGGAGAAGAAACAAACAAAATTGCGATTAACGTTCCAGATGAAGTAACTGCGTCAATTACGACGAGTGGAATCTATGACCTTGAAATAGAAAATGACCTTGGTGAGGTATCTCGCGTTCTTCAGGGGGCATTTACCGTCATACCAGAGGTCACAAGGTGACGACAGAGATACCCAATAATGTCATTGTCAACGAGGATATCCAAAACGTTGTAACAATTAGTCCGGATCCGCCGGCAAACAACGTTGTCATAACCGAGGATATTGCGAGCGTAGTGCTCGTTGATCAAGATTTTCCAAATCAAGTCATCGTAAAACTTGGTGGCGCGACAACGATTGGCGGTCCAACTGGACCAACTGGACCGGTTGGCGCAACTGGACCGACTGGACCTACTGGATTGACAGGGTCGACTGGCCCAACCGGAGCAACCGGACCAACTGGCGCAACAGGCGTTGCAGGCGTCGCTGGTGTGACTGGCGCAACAGGGCCCACGGGAGTGGCTGGTGCTCAGGGTGATGTCGGCCCAACGGGAGCAACTGGCCCTACTGGTGCAAATGGCGCCATAGGGGCCACAGGGCCAACAGGACCAACAGGGCCGACTGGCGCGACAGGACCAGAAGGAATTGTAATTAGCAATACTGCGCCAGTCGTAACAAATGTGCTCTGGGCTGACACAAGCGAACCAGGGACGGCAATGGACAGGATCGTCGTGCTGACGCAGGCAGAATATGACGCAATCGTCACTCCCGATCCTCTTACCTTGTATGTGGTGATTTAGATGCCGTTAATGCTGAATGCCACTGCAATCTATTCGGGAACGACTTCTGTTAGTCGTTTATATTACAACGGCTCAATTATTTGGCCAACCGAAACGTTGCGAATCAAGTCAAAAAACAATACGACTACTGGTGGATTCACGGTAGGCGCGTCACTGAGCAAGGACATGACTACCGCAACGCGTCCGTTTAACTCGGCGATTATTTATCCTGGTACTACCGCTCCACCGCTCGTTTCTGCCCAAAGATGGTCCGACTGGCTTGGTGATATTTTTGATAACTGGGGTTGGTTCTACCTCTATAACCCTGCAACCAACGCCTACTACAGCCCAATCCTTTCGCCGATAAATGCGGCTGATGGAACCATCACGACACAGACATTCACGGCATTCAGCAGAACATTCACCATCAAGCATGGCTATCCGGTTCAGGGAATCTTCAAGTTTGACATTTCTGTTGCAGACAGCCAGACATTCCAATTTGGCGCATATGGCGACATGGGTTCTGACAGTGCGACAACGAATACAAACCTCACGCAGGCATACACACTCAGTTCAAATAATTTGACGCTCTATTACAACAGAAACCAGCAAACCGGAAGCGCCACAGAGCTTTTCTATTCCTATGTCATTCCATACGAGACAAGCCTGAACACGGCAATCACGTATAATAAATTGTCGTCAGGTCCAGGGATACACGGCGGCTTATTTGAGGTTTATTCGATTTACACAGTCCCCGTTAAGTACGGCGTAACGATTTACTTTGCCAAAACAAATGACGTAAAAAACTGGGTAATCAATGATCTTCAGTTGGTGGCATAACAATGACTATTCTTCGTAAATACAACGTAGCAACAGGGCTATGGGAACCTGTTCAGGTCGGCACGGTTGGCGCAACTGGTGCAACGGGAGCCACGGGAGCAACTGGCGCGACTGGCCCAACCGGCGTGCAGGGCAATACTGGGGCAACTGGTCCAACTGGTCCACAGGGTGCGACCGGGGCAACCGGACCAACTGGGGCAACCGGACCAACCGGAGTCACTGGTCCGCAAGGCGCAACTGGCGCGACTGGAGCGACGGGCGCAACAGGTGTCACCGGTGCGACTGGTCCCACCGGACCAACCGGCGCGACAGGTCCGCAGGGTGGGTTCGGTGGCGCGTCGTTTGATTACACATTTGAATCCGACACAACTGCTGGCGACCCGACAACCGGACGAATCAAGTTTGATAACGCTGACCTTTCGCTCGCCACTACTGCCTACATTGATGACGAAGCAGATGGCACCGTGGATATCCAGCCATTTCTGCGAACGATTGATGACTCAACATCGACCATCAAGGGTCACTTCAAGATTACGAACAAGGCGAACTCTGCCGACTTTGCCATTTTTACGATCTCATCAATAACCGAACAGACTGGCTACTTTGAAATTGCCTGCACCCATATTGCAGGTGCCACCTCGTTCTCCGACGACGAAGACATTTTTATCACCTTTGCACGAACCGGTGATGTTGGCGCACAGGGTGCAACCGGAGCAACAGGACCGACCGGTCCAACAGGTGCCACCGGTCCGACCGGTCCGCAGGGTGATATTGGTCCAACCGGCGCAACAGGACCTACCGGCGTTACTGGTGCCGTTGGTCCGACGGGTGCGACTGGTGCCACAGGTGCGCAGGGCGATGTTGGCGCAACAGGTCCGACAGGCGCGACAGGTGATGTTGGTGCAACAGGGGCGACTGGACCGACTGGTCCGACTGGCGCGACAGGTGTCACCGGCGATACTGGTGCAACAGGGGTAACGGGCGCAACTGGTCCGACTGGAGCAACCGGCGTCACAGGCGATGCTGGGGCAACTGGCGCAACCGGAGCAACTGGTCCCACAGGTCCAACAGGCGTTACTGGTGATGTCGGACCTACGGGAGCCACGGGTGCCACCGGCGCAACTGGTGCGACGGGTGTAACCGGACCTACCGGACCAACAGGTGCGACAGGTGTTGCAGGCGTAAACGGCATTTCCTCTGGGACGGTCTTCTTCTTTGACCGTGCCAGCATTACGCAGACCGTCCCATTCACTGCGCCAACCGGTGACTTGTTGCTTATTCCGAATACCGGAACACAGACAACAATCGTCACAAACAGTATTTCCACCAGTGCCGTGGAAATTGCCAAGTTCACAACGCAGCCGGGTGATTTGTTGGCGACAGCAATTACAGCCGGTCTTTGGGTAATGAACATGTACGCGCTCCGCTCTTCTGGCGGTGGCGATCTTGTCTATTGGTTTGACATCAAGGAAGTGCAGTCCGACGGAACAACGGTCATTGGGACGATTCATAGCGGTTCGTCTATAAGCGGCACGCCAGTTGGAACGGTGCAAGATGTCTACACATATTCGGTGTATGTCGATACATATGCGCTAACCGATCTCAATAGCCGAATCCAAGTCATTGTCTATGCGCAGGTAACCACATCTGCA